CGGCAGCCGCCGCTAAGGCCGAGGCTAAGGCTAGAGCCGCAGCTCTTAAGTTAGAGAAAGAACGACTAGCTTTAACTAAAAAATCTACCGTAGCAGAAAAAAATAAACTTTCGTTATCTAAGGCAGCTGCCGTATTTGACTCTACTCAAATTTCACTAGCTGCCGCTCTAAAATCTACCTTCGACAAAGAAACACGCCTACGCCTTGAAGCCCTGCAAGCAATAGAGGAGGATAATGGCGATCTAGCTATTAAAAAGATTAACGAGCTAGGAGCCTTGCAACGTAACGCCGATCTTATGAAGTTAGCCGGGATTACTACAATTAGTAACGCTACTTTGGCAGGACTAAATACCCAGTTACTTAAAGAGCTCGAAGTTATTAACGGTAGCAAGATGGCCGAAGCCGATAAAGAGTTAGCTAGACAAGATGCTTTCGGTAAATATAACTCAGCGATTAAATTAGCGGGCACTTTAGCGCTGGCCGAGAGTTACAGCGAGCGGGTACAGATCCAACTTACCGAGATCGCTCGCCTAGCCTCACTATCTAAGACAACTGGGGCAAGTAATACGCTAGCCCTTTTAAGGCAGACGGTAGAGCTTCAAGTTATCAATACTATAGCCGCTGCACAAAAACTAGCTGATGATGCGCGACTTGCCGCCCTAAAAACTTATTTAGCATTATTAGGTGGAGCTGCAAGTGGCGGAGGTGGCGGAGGTGGCGGCACGGCTGCAAGTGGTATACCTGTAGGCGATTTTATTGCCCCTATTTCAACGTCTGGCGCGTCTATTGATGCGATCCTAGAATACGCAGATGCGGCGGCGGCTCGAGCTAATGCTTTTGCAGATTTATTAGATTTACAATATCAAAAAGATTTAGCAGCTTTTAACGATTCAAGCCTTGCGCAAGTTATAAGTAGTGGCAACCCTAGCCAAAATCTTGATCGTAACTACGACATAACTATAAACGCCGGAGTAATAGCAGATCCGTTAGCCTTTACTGGGTTAGTCCAAGAAACTATTCAAAAGATAAATCGGGGCGGCGATCCCCTAAGTATAGCCGGAGCTATCTAATGCCAGCTCCTACAATAAACGCCTTTATTAACTTTAGTACCGGAGCCTCTTTTGCCGAGACTTTAATTTTAGGGCAAGGTGTACTAGGTACTAATGTGCTTGGCGATGCGCAAACTTTAATAGTCGATGTCTCTAACTTAATAGATAGCGTAAGTACAATGCGCGGCCGTAATGCGCAAGCCGACGTATTCCAAACTGGTAGCCTTACACTTCGCATAGTAGATCAAAACGGAGACTTTAACCCGCAGAATACCGCCGGGCCATACACGGGCTTGCTTCAACCTATGCGAAAAGTAGCTATTAGCGGCACTTATGCCGGAGTTACTTATCCTATGTTTTCGGGCTTTATAACTAGCTATACGACTACTACGCCTAAAAATGTCGGCGATGTTGTCTATACGACTATTACTGCGGTTGATGCTTTCCGCCTAGCCAATAACGCACAAATCGCAACAGTAGCGGGAACAAGTGCTGGCCAACTTAGCGGGGCTAGGATCAATAACTTATTAGATGCTATTGCTTGGCCTTCCTCTATGCGAGATATAGATGCCGGACTTACTACCTTGCAAGTAGACTCCGGTACTGCTCGGACAGCTCTAGGGGCTATGCAGACCGTAAGCCTGTCAGAGTATGGGGCGCTTTATGTAGATGCAATAGGCCAATTTGTTTTTCAAGATCGAACGGTAACAAGTACCTCAGTAAATGCTACCCCGGTACTGTTTAATGATAACGGCAGCGATATAGCCTACTTTAATGCCATATGGCGCTTAGATGATACGCAGGTTTATAACAGCGCCCAGATTACAGCTACTGGATTAACTACACAAAGTGCAAGTAATCAAGCGTCTATAGATAAATATTTTCTGCACTCTTATAATCAACAGGGCCTACTTATGCAGACTAACGCCGAGGCTCTAAATTATGCCCAAGCCTATGTAGCCTCTCGGCAAGAGACAAGTATTCGCTGCGATGCGATAGAGCTAAACCTTTACCAATACTCAACAGATCCCGGGCCTATTGCTGCCCTTGACCTAGATTTTTTTGACCCAGTAACAATTACTACTACCCAGCCCGGCGGATCATCACTAGTTAAAACTCTACAAGTTTTTGGGGTAGCCCATAACGTTACGCCTAATTCTTGGCGGACAACTTTTACCACACTAGAGCCGATAATCGACTCTTTTATACTAAACTCGGAACTGTACGGGATACTTGATACGTCAGTTTTAAGTTACTAAGGAGTAGAAAATGGCAGCAGGGTTAGGCTTTAAGACTTTTAATACCGGGGATGTACTCACGGCTTCGGATACTAACGGCTACCTTATGCAAGGTATTTTAGTCTTTGCAACAGAGGCAGCGCGTGATGCTGCTATTACCGTACCCGCAGAGGGGCAGTTTGCTTTTACCAAAGATAATAATACGACTTGGTTTTACGATGGTGCGGCTTGGGTAGTTTCAGGTGGTGGTATCTCACCAACTATCGTAGACGCAAAAGGTGACCTAATTGCTGCAACTGCTGCCGATACAGTCTCACGCCTAGCAGTCGGAGCAAACAACACAGTCCTTACCGCTGACTCAGCCGCTGCAACTGGTATGAAATGGGCTGCTGCTGCTGGTCCGTTGTTTGCTGGCAACTTAACAACCGTATCAACTGCAACACTTACTCAAACAATTCCAACAGGTATTTATACTGCTTTTGCTTCCGCGCCTGTGGCCGTAACAGTTGGCGCAAATGTTACAAATCTTTTAACCGATACACCTAAGAGTATAAACATTACTACGGCAGGTACTTCAATGGTTGTGACTGCACCATCGGCTGGTTTAAATTGGACGCAGCGCACGCTGCCAACTTCTGCAAATTGGCGATCAGTAACCTTTGGCGGCTCAACCTTTGTTGCGGTTGCAGAAGGTAGTAGCATCGCTGCAACTTCTGCCGATGGCATCACTTGGACGCAGCGCACGCTGCCAACTTCTGCAAATTGGCGATCAGTAACCTTTGGCGGCTCAACCTTTGTTGCGGTTGCAGAAAGTAGTAGCATCGCTGCAACTTCTGCCGATGGCATCACTTGGACGCAGCGCACGCTGCCAGTTTCTGCAAGTTGGCTATCAGTAACCTTTGGCGGCTCAACCTTTGTTGCGGTTGCATACGGTAGTAGCATCGCTGCAACTTCTGCCGATGGCATCACTTGGACGCAGCGCACGCTGCCAGTTTCTGCAAATTGGTTTCAAGTAACCTTTGGCGGCTCAACCTTTGTTGCGGTTGCATACGGTAGTAGCATCGCTGCAACTTCTGCCGATGGCATCACTTGGACGCAGCGCACGCTGCCAGTTTCTGCAAATTGGTTTCAAGTAACCTTTGGCGGCTCAACCTTTGTTGCGGTTACAGAAGGTAGTAGCATCGCTGCAACTTCTGCCGATGGCATCACTTGGACGCAGCGCACGATGCCAGTTTCTGCAAATTGGTATTCAGTAACCTTTGGCGGCTCAACCTTTGTTGCGGTTGCATACGGTAGTAGCATCGCTGCAACTTCTGCCGATGGCATCACTTGGACGCAGCGCACGATGCCAGTTTCTGCAAATTGGTTTTCAGTAACCTTTGGCGGCTCAACCTTTGTTGCGGTTGCATACGGTAGTAGCATCGCTGCAACTTCTGCCGATGGCATCACTTGGACGCAGCGCACGCTGCCAACTTCTGCAAATTGGTTTCAAGTAACCTTTGGCGGCTCAACCTTAGTTGCGGTTGCATTCAATAGTAGCGTCGCTGCAACTTCACTTGCATCTACTCTGCCCATAGCCTTTTCAATCACTGCGCCAGCAGCGACAAACTACTAAGGAGAAAAAATGCGCTATGAAATAACAAATGAAAATGTTGTTTTAGTTTTTAACGATGGCAACACAGTGCCATTTTTGAGCCAGCCAGACTATCCAAACTTTGAGAAGTGGACAAAGGCGGAAGCAAAAGCGTGGGCGGAAACTTACATCGCATCACTTGATGAGTCGGAATTATTCTATGCACCTGAAGGCAAAGGTTTACCCCGCAAAGCAAAGCCAACGGCAGAGGAAATTGCGGCGTGGAAAGCCAAACAGGCTAATGCTAACTAGCTATAACGGATACCCAGCCTCTAAGGATCCTGCCGAAATCGGTATAAAGTCCTACCTTATAAAAGGTACGGATCGAAAAGTGAGGGCGGCTGAAAGCGTGGGACACCTTTTGGCCGCTTTTGCTTCCGAGTTTCATAACTTAATAGAGCCAATAGATGTAGGAGTATTTGATGACTGGGGCTACGCCTTTCGTATGGTGCGAGGTACTACCGATAAATTATCCTGTCACTCATCCGGCACGGCAATAGATTTAAATGCGACTAAGCATCCACTCGGGGCAGTAGGTACTTTCCCAGCCGAAAAGGTCCCTATGATCCGGGCCCTTAGTAAAAAGTACGGCCTCAAATGGGGCGGAGACTTTAAAGGTCGGCCAGACGATATGCACTTTGAGGTGACTGTAAATCTAAAAAAGGCTAAGGCCTTAACTCTAAAGCTTGGAATAGGAGCAAAAGATGAAAACAAAACTAATTAGCGCTGGGATGTCATACCTGCGAGCAGCACTGGCGGCGGTCGCTGCCCTTACTATGTCTGGAGTAACAGATCCAAAAGTATTAGCTAATGCCTTTATTGCTGGGTTACTTGGGCCATTACTCAAGGCGATAGATCCAAAGCAAACCGAGTACGGGTTAAACGCTAAATGAGCTGGGCGCTGCAGATTAAGATTACTAACAACACAAAGTATAAAATTGATGTAGTAAATAACTTACTCGGGCTACTAGCCACAGTCGAGCTGGG